AACATTATGGGACTTAGAAAGACATAATGATCCAGATGCAAAGTTTCATAGAGGTGGTAATTTTAACAAAGCAGTAGCAGGTGTAGATACAATAAATACACCGTACGATACTATAAGAAAGAGTATCACAATAAACTACATGAAACCAGCAGAATTGTTTGGTTACATGGTAAAATATTTAGAAGGTAAAAATGAATAGAGAAGCAGTATTTGAACAACTAAAAATAGACGAAGGAGTAGTAAATGAAATCTACCTTGACCACCTCGGTTATCCCACATTTGGAGTCGGTCACCTTGTCCTCGAAAGTGACCCGGAATTCGGAGGGGCAGTTGGAACACCAGTTACTGAAGAAAGAGTCAGGACGTGTTTTGAAAGAGACCTTGATATTGCCGTTGGAGAGTGTGAACTATTATACGAAGATGGGATATTTGGAAACTTACCAGACGAGGTCCAGCAAATCTTGGTTAATATGATGTTCAACATGGGAAGAACTAGATTATCTAAATTTAAGAAAATGCACGCAGCAATACTAGAAAGTGATTGGAAAACTGCTGCAGTAGAAGGAAGAGATAGTCGTTGGTATAACCAAGTTACTAAACGTGCTGAAAGATTAATGGTAAGACTAGAACAAGTCTAAACGATTTTATAATTATTTAATACTCTAGTCATACTAGAGTCTAGTGGGAACCTAGAATTAGCTTTCATTATAGCAGCAATAGCTTGAGAACTATCTCCACCGCCCGTTACAGTTGGTCCGCCAATATTAATAACTGGTTGATTTGCAGCCAATTCTAATCCATCAGATAAGTCTGTCATATTGCCTATTGCATCCGCTGTGGGGACTGTATCTACTTTAGCTTGTCCTGTAACAGCGTCTGTAGTCATACCAACATTTCCTGATGTATTCATTGCAACTTTTTCCATTGTTGCTTCTGTATTTCTCTTTTGATCTTGTAAGTCCTCTAGGAAACTAATATCATCTGCTGATAAATCATCACCTTCTTCTGAGAGTAGTGATTGAATATTTTTATCAGTTCCTACTTCTTTCATCTTTGCTCTATTAATTTTAGATTCGCCAAAAATAACTTTTTCAAATGCACCATCGATCTCTAATTTTTTTACTTCTTTTTCTGCATCGTTTGTTGTAAACGCATCAGCAATGGCTGTGCCTGCGGAAGATGCTGCTACATAACCAACTCCTGCACCTACAACACCACCTACAACAGTTCCAACAGGTCCCGCAAATGTACCTAATGCTGCTCCTACTTTAGCACCCGCAATTGCTCCTGCTGTTCCTGTAGCAAATCCAGATACATTCTCCGCTCTATCAGCATCAGCGCTGTCCTCAGAATACAGTTCTCCTGTTCTAGTATCAATAGCGGTTTCATCTCCTGCTTGGGCTCTTTCTAATAAGTCCCTTTGTTCCATATCATCTTTAACTCTGAAACCCGCATCTAGTGCAATGGCTCCTACACCAAGAGCTCTTCCTGCAAATCTAGCAGCTTTAGATAATCCACTTGGCGGTTTAACATCGTCTGCTACATCTGTTACAGTCTTTGTCATGTTTTGTATTGTTTGTCCTTGTGGACTATTAGTAGGGAACCATTTACCTGACTTAGCTTGAACTGATGGGACACCTTTAGGAGGTGTTGTAAATCCTCCTCTAGGAACTTTAACATTTGTCGGAGGTTTGCCTGGTCTTGTTGTTACCTGTGGTGTACGAGTCCTGACATTTCTTGGAGTCCTAGTTTGTGGAGTCCTAGTTTGTCCTGGCCTCATTGGTGGGCCCATTGGCATCTCCATACCTCCACCACCTTGCATATCTGCAAGTAGATCTCTTATTTCTTCTAGAACCTCTAATTGTTTTTCTTGTATTGATTCTGTGTCTTGTCCTGTTCTTGATCCTACTAATGCCTTTCTAGGATCAATCTTTTCAGGATCACGTTTTTGAAAATCTTCTCCTTTTAAAAACGCCTCTAAACTATCGCTTACACTCTTTTGATCTTGCCTGGATACTTCGCCTTGTATTAGTTCTTGTTTTTCTTTCTCATTTATGTCATCTTGAGATGTAATCATTTGACCGAATTTACTATTATTTAACTTGTCAATAAATCCACTCATCAATCCGCCTGCAGCACCTTTTGCTGTAAAGTCATCACCTTGGCTAATATTAAACATCTCTTTAAAGTTTTGACCAGAAAAGAATCCTTGATTTTGTGTTCCTTTCATTAGTGCGTCTGTATCTAAACCACTATTAATACCTGTTCTTTGTTCGTACGCAGCTAGTTTTGCTATTTCATCTTTTGCTTCTTTACTATCACCTGATGTCTCTTGTTTTCTTGTAGCTTCTAATACTCGATTTATTCTTTTAACTAGGTCGCCTTCACCTTCTTTGTCTCTTAGTATTGCTTGTTCTAATGCAGTTGAATCTGCTTGTGCCATTAATTTTAAGTTAGCGGACGCTCCGCCTTTTATAGCATCAGATGATATTTTTGTGGGCATTATATTACCCATTACTTGCGCTAAGCCCTGTGCTCTAGCTCCTGTTTCTTGTGGACGACTATCATTTCCGGGTATGTTATCAGGATCATTATCAAAAGGTTCGCCACCACCGGTGTCTCTTACACCACCTTCTACTTTTCTGTGTAGGCTATCTAGACTAGCTTCTATTCTTTTACGACTTTCCTTAGCACCTTTGTTGTGCCTTTGTTCTTGCTCAATACCTTTTGTATTGGCCTTCGCAACTTCATCAAGCTTTCTATCAGATTCACGTCTTTGTAACATATCCCCAACCTGTGTAATGTTAAGGATTTTATTACTCTTTGCGTGTCCCTCAATGTCCTCTATTTTTGACGCAATATCTCCAGCAAAATTACCTAAATCTTCTTTAGTTTCTGAATGAAGTTTCCTAAGATCTTCATTATCGGTTGCATCTGTTATTGCCTTTTTTATGTCCTTTTCGTCCATTTACTTTATCCGCTTTGTTTCGCTCTCGCTTGTGACCTCTCGGCCTTTTTATTTAAATGTTCTACTAAATATGTTATATAAACTTCTCTTTCCCAAGGCATCATATTCTCCAACTCTGTTAAACTATAATTATGTTCTTGCATTAACAAAAAATTTGTCTTATAGTAGTTTTCAAGATTCTCCTGAGAAAGAGTCATGCGAAAAAATGTTCTGCACCATTAATGTTAATTGTATTATCAGTATCACATTCAGGACACTTATAATTAACCTCATGTGACATCATTGGCATACTGTCAAAATATTCTAACATCTCATTGTATGCCGCTACCGGTAAACTATCTATAAATTGTTCAATTTCTTCTGGTGTTTCATCTTCTACAGTAATAGTTTCTTCTCCTACTGTTACAGATGCTAGACATGCTTTAATATAATCAAACATATCGCCTGAACCATTTACAGTATCATTGACAGTAGGGTATTTTAATTGTAATACAATACCTCCATCTAAATCTAATCTACCTGTTTTCATTTCTCCCACAATATCCAAATCTTCTAACTTTAATTCATAAGGAATTTTGTGTTCACAGTTTCCACAAATTAAAGTGAATTGCTGTGTTCCTGTTACAGACTTTTCTTTACAACGTATGAACAAATGTTGTAAATCAAACATTGTAATTTTGCCTGCGTCCACTTTTCCAAATGAACAATTTTGTACTACTGTTTTACAAGCTTGTACCATATCTTCGAATTGTCCGCCCTCATTTGCTAACATAAGAACTTTCTCTTCCTTTACCAACCATGGTCTAAAAGTAAAGCGCTTTCCTGTCGACGGTACCTTTAATTCAAATGTTGGCGTATCAATTTTTGGTAATGCCATAATTTTCTCCTATAATATATCTCTATGTGCCACCTGATCCATTTTGTAATTTTGGATCTTGATTCTTTTCTTTATTTTGTTTTTCCTCTTCCGAACCTCTAAACAGATTTAATACCCAATCTCTTACAGCTGTTCTTGTGGAGTTTTCTTCTGCTCCGCCTGTAGGATTAAAGTTATCGGGTTTACCAATGCCTACTGTAATAGCAGTAGACTCCCAATATGCTGCTGAGACAATAAGTGTTGCTCTAGCTATGCCAGAGTTACCCATTGACAACGGTATAAGGTTAAGGACTTTGGGTGTAACTTCATGTAATACCCATGCTTTTCTGTAACGATCTTTCATGTCTAAAGATGCAATTGTAACTCTACCCCAAGTATCTGCTGGGTATGCAACTTGTTTGGATGTAGGATCTACACAATGTGCCATCCATCTTTCAAACTGTTCTCTTAATCTCCAATCAACATCACAATAAAAAGTTAAATTGATTTCGTTACCTAAGAACCCTATATTATTGTTTCTGTAATGTGTCCAGGGTCCTAAATTAAATTCTTTGTTTGTTAATACCATACCAGGTATTTGGACTTCTTCACAATATATGGAAAAGTCACTTACTAATTCTCTATCGCTTTTTCCTTCGCCTGACATTGAGGGAGGAAACGATACCTGTACCTCAAATCTTTCTGAACGTGCTAATTGCCTACGTCTGATTTCAGACATAAACGAAGTAGCGTCCCAACGCTGATTACCTAACTGGGTAACTGGGCCTTCTATTTCTTCATCGCCTACTTTTACTGAAGGTCTTTTTAAATCAAACCATCCCATTATAAGCTCCCCATACCTACACTAGGTTTTTTCTTTCTTTGTTCTTCTAACATTGTTTTTCTATAAACAGTTCTATCTGTTGCTCCGGTAAATTGTTGAGTTGGTAAAAATACTGCTGAACGCCAATGTATTGGATTTACCTTATAAAATCTACTTGTAACCTGACCAAAAATATATTTTTTAACAGCATTTTTAATCTGCGGAAATTGTGAGTATCGTTTTACAATTTGCCAGCTAGCGTTTAATTGTGCTTTTTCATCAGTAAGTTTTTCCGTTGTTTCTCTTAATGCCCCTAAAACTTCTGCTCTAAATAAGGGCGGTAAATAATGTAAGTTTATACCACTAAATCCTCCTATATTAGGAAGTGGCTCTATAATTATTGATAAAGGAAATTTATCATAATAAGGTAAAGTTTCTGCGTGTTTAGCATCGTATGTAAACATCATCATATTACCTGAATCAATACTTGTTTCAAATGAACCTAAGTCAGAACTAAAAACTGATTGAGGACTATTTACTCCATCAGCAAATTGCCTAACTGCGTTGATATACCAGCGATCTGAACGTTCTACATCGCCGGCTTCAAGTCTAATCTGTCTGAACTCGTTGGTTGCCATGTAAGTATTTATAAGTTAAATGCCAAGTTCTTTTTCAGTTACAAGCATAAAAGTTAAATTCTTTTCTTTACAAAATATCTCTGCTGACTTCCATTTTGCCTCATTTACAGCATAATTAGCAACTTCCTGTAAATACCTTTTTGTTTTTCTTCTTTTTTCTGGGGGCTTTGTAAAGCGTTTGGGTTTAACTTCTATTAGATATGCTTTCTTATGACCGGTTTTATCAGTTACTTCTACATAAAAGTCTACGAAATATTTGTGTATTCTGTTATCCATAGGGTTACGATAAGGTATCGCTATTTCCTCTGATACCCATCCTGTTACGGATTCATTCTTATCACACCAATTCATAAACTTTAGTTCGTAACTTGAACGATAAGTTATATTCGTGACATTACCTAAATATTTAGAATAATTTTTAGGTATGAACTTTCCTTTATATATTTCTTTAGCGTAGACCATATAAATAAAGTATTAACTAGAGGTATTTATAGTACAATGACTAAGAACATTAGAGACGGCGGTCAAGGTTCAGGAGGCCCAACTGATGGTTGGAAACGAACTAATGACGCACAATCGGGCAGAGAATTAGGAGGACCCGGCGGTGAAAATGTCGCATACCCATCAGGAACAGGACGAGGAGCAGATTTAGGAGCGCTTGCAAGTGTTTATCCTCAAGACTTATTCCAAGGTAATCAAATTAATGCAGTAGGTTTCTATATAATATCTAAAAAGAAGTTAGGTTCAGGCGAATCAAATAGAGGTGTAGCACTATCAGGTGCAGGATCAACCAAAGCGGGTGTAAATGCCAAAGCAGCAGCAGATAATTATTTGGCAGATTATTTTAAAGGCGATAAAGAAAGCGCAAGTGAAGGTAACAGAGCAGATGCAGACACATTCGGATCTGTTGCAACGGGTGCTTTTGGAGCGGCAGCATTATCAGTAGTTGCTTCAGGTTCTCAAATAGGAGACGCATTTTCTACTACACAAAAAGCAATAGGTACAGGTATTGGTGTAGCTGCGGGTGTTGCAATGATTAATCCTTCAACAAGTAAACTATTCAGAAGTAATGTTGGAGAATTTACATCTCAAGGAATATACTTATATGTTCCGCAATCAATTATAACTGCTTACCAGGCCAACTATGATGAAACAGAATTGGGCATGGCAGGTATGCTAACAGGCGGTTTAGATTTTAACATGGCAGAATTAGGAGAAGCATTAGGATCAGCAGGTAGAGGACTAATAGGTTCAGCTGCCAACTTACCTAGAGCTTTAGGAGTAAATGCAGACTTTGCATCAGCATTACAAGCAACAAGTAAATTAGCGGACAACCCATATAAAGAACAATTATTTAGAAGTATGGGATTTAGGAAGTTTAGTTTTCAATATATTTTCTCTCCTAAAAATGCTGATGAAATGACACAAGTAGAACAAATTATTAAAATATTTAAATTTCATATGCACCCGGACGCGTCTCCCGAAAGTGTATTTTTACAATATCCATCAGAATTTGTAATTGAGTTTTTAAGAACAGAACCTGGAAAACCACCCCCGCCCGCTGAAGACGCTAATGATAATACTGAAGAAGATGGAGATAAAGAACCACCTACACCGCCAGCAAATGAGGTAGTTAGAAATCCTAACTTGCCTAGAATAGCAAACTGTGCTTTAACTAATGTAAAAGTTACATACGGACCAGATGGTTTCTTTACAACATTTAAAGGCTCAGGTGGTAAAGCAACAGAAATAACAATGGAACTTCAATTTACAGAACTCGAAGTTCTTACAGGCGAACATATTAAGGCAGGATTCTAATGTATTTTAAATATTTCCCAAAAACAATGTACTCATATACAAAAGCTGGAAAGAAAGAATTCACAGCGGTAACAGATATATTTAGAAGAGTTATTGTAAACCAATTTATACCTGACGCATCTAGATTAAGAAAACATTATGTGGGAGATGGAGATACACCAGAAATTTTATCACATAAATTATATGGAACAACAGATTATCATTGGGTAATATTATTAATTAATAACATTGTAGACGTGAACAAAGAATGGCCTTTAGCACAAGAAGACTTAGTAACATATTGCGAAGACAAATATGGAGTTAATAATATTAAAGACGTACATCATTACGTCCTAGCATCAGACGATACAATTATTGTAGATTGGGATGCTGGTTTAGTGTCAAATGGAACTTACAAAGAAGTTACCAATTTTGAATATGAGGAAAATTTGAACGAGGAGAAAAGACAAATATTAGTCTTAGGAAGTGAATATATATTCAGTATAAAATCTCAGTTCAAAAAATTAATTAAGTAAGGTTAAATAATGGAAAAGGAAGTAATCCAGAAAGTTGGTCAATACGAAGTAGAGGAATTCTCAATTAAAAATAACTATGGTGCTGATGCAGTAATCTTAAGTAACTTCATGGCAGAAATGGTTATATACGAAGATATTTTTGCTCCTTATATGCACGGAGTAATTACAATAGCAGATTCAAAAGACCTTATTAATGATTTAGGTATACACGGTGGAGAAACAATTAACATTAA